CGTATCACTACTACTTTGTAGTGTCTTCGTGTAACCAAGGAAATCCGGCATGAGGTCGATCTTATCTTTAGCAATAGTCTCAATATTGTCAAAGAAATGTGGGATGTCTATCCCGAGACGATATTTATCCCGTTTCATGCAGAAGTCTACGAACTTCTCTCTTAAAGGATGATACTTAACGTTTTCAAGTATAGAGAGATACCGTAAATTTACGGCCTCCCGATCCCATACATTGGGATCCATCCAGCGTTCGAGATATCTCATACGGCCCAAAGCCCGACACGTAGAGTATACCCCTACGCATACCCCATCAATGCGGTAATCTTTATGGTGCCACCGCCTTAGGTATACGCAATCTTGGGTACTTGCGTACTGTTTGTCCGCATTCATCTCCAAACCGTGCGACGAATACGCTTGTACAACGGCATCCACAGTTATGCCGGGGTAGGTGAGAACCCCATCATCACCAAGACACTGTGAAGCTGGGTTAAGTTTGGCACCATTCGCTATGGCTGCTTCATATTGCAACATCCTATGGGCAATTGTTTCGTCGCAATTGGTCCCACCTGAACCAGAGCCCATTCCATGTTTACCAAAGCGAACTGTTTCCCAATTATATGCAAGGGGTATCATGTACTTAATTGGGAAAACGTTGACCAGCCAATCTCTTGATGTCATGCCCGGAGATAATATTGCAGTCAGACCATGAAGAGCAGCTTCCTGCATATGGGCGTTAAAATGCTGGTCAAATTTACTAAAGTCGGTACACACGACAAGATCACTATCTGACTTTGTGTCGAACATGTCAGTGATCCTCCGGTCAACAGCGTCCATGCTAACCCATGCAGGGACGAGATTGAACTTTTGTGCGGCTTCAATCACCGGTTGATAAACCTGTAACTCACAGATATTCACAGCATATGGAAACATCCAAACCACACGCTGCTTCACATCCTCTTCTTTAGGACCGCCCTCCTGTCCACGCCATCCAAGAATAGCTGCTGCTTTCCAGCTTCCGGATGATAGTTGCTGATTAACTTCTTGCCTGTAGTGCGACACTGAGCAAGGAGCTGTTTTACCAGTAACCAAACGTTTCTTCTCGTAGAATGGAGACCCAGAGTTTGTGCTCTTCTTCATCAACTCTATTGTCCTAGGTTGTGAGCGCACTTCCAGTCCACGGATACTGGCCCACTCTTTGCGAAACGCTGCTTTCGCGCTATCGCTAAGAGGGTTCGAGGGAAGGAGAATACCCTCGTAGTAATGATCAATATCCTCGAGCCTCTGAGACAAAGGTTTCTCAATGGATAGTGGTCCGACCTTCTTCGCGAGGTCAACTTCGAATGCCCACAGTGAAGGCCACCGTGAGTCAATCGACTTTAGGGTAGCCATCCATTCACTGAGCATATGTTCAGTTGATTCCCCTTTGGCGAAGGGTGTGTCTCGAACATAAGGTTGCCCTTTGACTACTTTGCCAAACCAGGACCTCAAGTTCTCGGATTCCACGAATGAATCGTGAAAATACTTGCTTTCGTTGATTTTAGGCATCAACGGTTGCCTCCTTTCTAATTAAATTTGGTACGAAAGAAAAAGAACCTCCTTTACTTAGATTTG